ATGTTTTATATCAATGGTTTACGTGCTTTATGGGAAGGGGGGAGAAAACGTACTTTTACAGTGTGGTGCTGTCAGGCCGGGACCGGTGAAGAAACCTGTTTTTTGAATGGATCACATCAAGAAAAAGGTTTTTCGCATTTAACTGTTCACTCTGTTCACCCTTAGCTATGTTTAGAAAGAAAAAGACCGGCTGTTGCCGATCTGAGGTCGGTTAAGTCGCTGCGGGTTTGTCTGCCTGTAGCTACTTCGAAGAAAGGGCAAGTTTGCGCACAGTCGTCAGGAAATTGAATGGGGTTGAATCCCACAACTCAGGTGAAAAATCAAATCCATACCGGCTTTTGAACTCCTCATCCAGCCTGTCTCCGTAAAGCACAAGGAAAGAATCGACCTCTTCGGCTAACTCTTTTAACATCCAGTCGGGAGCTGTTTTTTTATAGAGTTCAACAGTGCCTTCAATAGTATCCTCTCCCTCATTTATGAGGTCATGATCCTGATTGAAATAACCCTGAATCAGCTGATCAAGATGATAGAAACTTTGCATAATCCACCTGTCCTATGGGGTCGGGAATGCTGTAAGGATATAGTAAGGTTTTCCGTTATACTCTTGCAATTCGATAACAATCCTCACTCCACGCATGCTGATGCGCTGTGTGCTGCCTCGCGTGAATCCATACCCAACCTCCTGACCGGCAGAATAATTGATGGTAAGGCGTCCACCAATTTTACCACCTCCGAGTAACGATTTGATATTTGCCCGGTTAAGATAGACCGCCCTCGAAATAACATTTTCAGCAACATTTAAGTCTTTAAACGTTGAAGACATAACAAGTCGCTTATTTTTCTCGAATCGGGCAAGTAACTCACTGTCAGTTTTTCCGACATGATTTGCGAGTGTATGGCCGCCGGGTTTAAGACCCGTAACTGATTCATGCTGGATCAATTTGATGCGACCAGCTTTAATTGCAGCTACACGGACGGCACCAATAGCAGCTGCAAATCCAAGCGGAACGGCTATATCAACTGTCATGCCGATATTGAGGGCGGTGTCTTCATCGGCACCAAGTTCTCTTGCCGCGCTTACAGCAATTTGCCAGGTGGCTGAGCGCGTATCACGACCGGTTATTAGCTGTCTGGCTGCGCTTTGAACAGCGTCAAGACTATGTGCACCAACAACCACACATCCCGCTTTCGTTAGTCCTGTTGGTTCTGGCGCGATACATAGTGCCGTGGCACCGGCCATTTCTACCGCTCCGAGTAAAACGCCAAGTCCCCCCAACAGTCGGTTACTCAGCGTTTCCGCCTCTGTAATGCTTTTATCTGAAAGCACCGCCGCCAGCTGTACCGGTGACATAACAACGACCATTCCACCTTCTTCCATAACAGTATCCCATCCCTCCATATCCTGACTCGATAATAGCCAAAACTTTCTTCGGTTGATAAGAGTAAATTACTGGCTTTTCTTATTTATTTGAACTCATCATATTCAGCTGAGATAAAAAGACGGCTGTTGCTGGTTGAGGTTGGTTATGTCGCTGCGGGCTCGTCGCATGTCGGCAGCCAGTCGTCGTAGCTTTCTTCTTTCAGTGACGGGTTGGTCTGTATCTCCTGCTTTATGTTCCGCTTCTCATGATTCAGGCCGTACTCTTTCAGCATCATGGGCAGCCCCTGCCCGAACATTTTCAGGCTGAGCACCTTTCTGTATCCGTTAGCCTTCATATGCGTATTCCGATGATTCCGGTGTTTTCGATCGCGCTTTTCGCGCTTTCCTGCTGCGCATTCGCGCTCTCGAAATGAAGGGGGAGAGCGCGCCGCAGTCCGCGGCCATCGACGAGCTGCCGATGCGCTAAGTCGTCAGGGCAGCTTCGATATGAATCAGGAGCCGGTATTGTCCGTGACGGGTATGCACCGGCCGCAGATTACTGACGTTGATACGGAGCTGTTACGCAGCCCTGCGAAGAGGATGATGCTTGCCAGAAAGCTGGCTGAAAATGGCGAGACAAAAGCGGAGGAGTAAGCATGTTTCACTGGCCGTTCTGCAAAACCAGCGCGCATTCCCGCACCAGTCGGTATCTGTCCGATAACGTCAAACAGCGCTATCACCAGTGCATGAACATAGAGTGCTCGGCCACGTTCCGCACGCTTGAATCCATCGACGGGGTTATTCGTTCACCGGCAACAGAGCCGGTCATCCCTGCACCCGCACCGGCGGCCACCGTTAACCGTGCCGGTGCGTAAGCACGGCCAGTTATCAGGAGAAACATACGTGACCACACTGACGCTACATAAATTATTCGGCGCAGGATAATGACATTTTAACGGTCATCGGATTCAGGCCTGACGCGGCTTCGCGCGATGATAGTCGTGAAAAATTCACACCCGCACAGAACCTGAATTACACACGCCGCCGTGCAGAACTGGCCGTGCAGTAGTCCGCTTAAAAATCCCCGAAAATCCCGCCATTTTTACTTATAAGAGCCATGCATGCATAGGTGCATGGTTTTGCATGCGTTTTACCGACACTGAATTCCCCGCCAGCGCCAGCACTGGCGCGCTCTGAGGCCGGTCATGCGCCTGCATTAAAAGCGCCCCCTTAAGCGGGCAGGCGTGGCGGGGAGAGCATTGCGCGCCAAAAGGCTTGAAAGGAATTCTTCACGGAGGCAATATTAAGATAATATAAACTTAAGTCAGGACGATTGTATGTATGATCAGTCTTTCAATCCGCGCACACTCTCACGATGTTTCAAACCTGAGGATTTCCATAAAAATAGAGCATTAAGTCTAGACAGTGTTCGAGAAAAGACTATTAACTCGGCTATCGAAAGATATAAGGATGGGTTCTTGGGTTATAATTTACGCTCATCCGTTTTAAGAGGGAAAACAGTATATTGGGCCGATGAGTTAGCTGATGTATTGGTCTTGAGGAAAATTAAAAAAAATTTATCTAAGCTATATCAATTAAGATTACCTTCTCGAACAAAGATTGTTGATACATTAAAGGTTTTTTTATCAGAGTGTTCACAGTATAAAATATACAGATTGGATATATTTTCATTTTATGAATCTTTCGATAAAAACTATATATTTAATAAAATAGATGGATTGGAGCGGTTAGAGCTTAAAACAAAGCAGGTTCTAAAGGAATTTCTTTATTCATTCTATCTGAATGGTGGGCAAGGAATACCAAGAGGATTGTCAATCAGTGCATACTTGGCAGAGTTACTAATGTATGATTTCGATAATCAAGTGAAAGATAACCACTCTGTTTTTTATTATGCTAGGTATGTAGATGATATAGTTATTGTCACTAGTGGTTACGAAGATAGTGATGCTTTTATTGAGAATGTAAAATCAAACCTTCCAAATGGATTGCGTTTTAATGAAGGGAAGAAATATTATATTAGCGATTTAATTCCAAAATCTTCCAAAAAAACAAACCGTGCACCCTCCAAAAAATTGTTATCCTTTGAATATTTAGGGTACGATTTTAGCGTGGGAGATAAAATTGAAGAGTGCAATATAAGAGGATTCTATAGGGTAATTGAAATTGATCTTGCACATGCAAAGGCTAATAAAGTAAAAAGTAGAGTGATTTATTCGATTGTTGATTTTAATAAAACCAATGATTTTGAGTTGCTATGTGAAAGACTAAAATTCCTGTCCACAAACTTTAGTGTTTTAGATTCAGATAGAGTATTAAAACGGTTGTCGGGCATTCATTTTAATTATCCTCTTATTGATGCTAAATCTTCTAAGCGCCTTGCTGAACTTGATGTGTTTTTAAGAAAGGCTGTATTATCATCTAGTGGTAAGGTTTTCTTTGATTTTCATGCGAACTTAAACCAATGCAAAAAATATCGATTACTTAAGATTAGTTTTGTTAGAGGCCATGAGAAACGTCATTTTTTTCATTATTCAGCTTCAAAAATGATGAAAATTCAAAGGTGTTGGAAATATGTCTAAAAAAAAGGAAGTAAGAGTTAATAAAAAAGATTTTAATAGGGTTTTAGTTACTGAAACCATACCCTATGAAACGCCTATAATAGTGTCCAATGATGGTTTTTATAACAATGTAGTTAAATATACAACGGCCAATGATACTGCTAAGGTATTGATTCAAAGAATAATTCTAGGGGAAAAGAAGAAAGGTAGGTATACGATTCCCTATGTTTTTAAAATTAATAAAAATGAGACGGAGTTTCGACGTTTAGCCTTTCCACACCCCATATCTCAGATTGAAATGCGGGATTTTTATCTCCATTTTAATCAAATGATGATCAATTTTTGTTCCCGTAGTGATTTTTCTATTCGGCGACCGGTGAAGGTTGCAAGTACATATTATTATAAGAACTTATTGGAAGACAAGAATTTATATAAGAGAGGGCCTGTTGATACCGACAAAAATGAACTATTAACTCGGCATGCTTCTTCATATTTTGGCTATCACGGATATGATCGCCTGTATAAGTTCTTTATGTCTAATGAGTTTATTGACCTTGAGCGTAAATATAATACGCTATATACATTAGATGTTTCAAAATGTTTCGACAGTATCTATACTCATTCAATTTCTTGGGCTGCAAAAACCAAGACTTTCATTAAAGGGATGTTAGCTAATAAATCATTAAACTTTGGTGATGCTTTTGATAAATTAATGCAACGTTGCAACTTTAACGAAACCCATGGTGTAATTATCGGTCCAGAAATTAGTCGAATATTCGCTGAGGTTATATTTCAAAAAATAGATTTAAATGTTCAGTTTAAATTAAATAATATCGAGCCATCGATACGTAAGGGTATCGATTATGATATTCGCCGTTATGTTGATGATGTTTTTATTTTTGCTAAAAATGAAACTAATGCCGAAATTATATATAAGATTTACACTGATAAACTGAATGAATATAACATGCATATAAATTTGGGTAAAGTAACAAAAAACACTCGACCTTTTATCACAGCAAAAACGCAAATTATACATCACGTCAATCAAAGAATGAATTTATTTATTGAATCTTTTCTTGGTTATGATGATGAAATGAAATTAATCGCAAAGCCAATATATAACAATAGGAAGTTAGCTAACAAATTTATAGATGAGGTGAAAATAATATGTGCTGAAAATAATGCGGGATATGGTGAGGTTGCTTCTTATATTGTGTCGGCGATTTTTGAAAGAATTAAAAGATTAACTTCTTCAGTTAATCAAGTCGAAGATAAAGATATATACAATGCAATGTATGTTTTGCTCCATATTTCATTGTTCTTTTTCAGAGTTGCTCCGTCTGTTAGTTCATCATATAAATTGGCTTCAATACTTATCGTGGCTCTCAGATATTTTAAGGCTAAAGTACCATCATACAGTGAGCTTATAGCATCATATGTTTATTTTGAAATTGAAGACTTTCTTAAATCTGCTAATACTAGCAAAGTAGCCATAGATAATCTAATTAGTCTTGAGGCATATAATATTATGTATGTTATAGGTGAGCTAGATCAAGAACGATATTTATCAAAACAGTTGATTGAGAACATTTTTAGTGAAGTTGATTCTTATTTTGATATAGTGTCCTGTCTATATATCGTAAAGGATAAGAAAGTTTATAATACACTTAAAAATAAAATTATTGATATTATTAACTCCAAGTTAATGTCAAGTGATAGTATTTTGGATTATAGTGAAAAGGCAATGCTCTTTTTGGATGTTATGTCTTGCCCTTATATTGATTTAAAATGGAAAAAAATATGGTTGAAATCAACTTTAAAAGAATTGCAAGAAGCTACTCCTAACAATGAAAAAATAGATAGTTTTATCAGTTATTCTGTAGCGAATCCTTGGTTTGTGGACTGGAGTAATGTCGATCTTTTGAATTTCTTAGAAAAAAAACAATTGAAAAAAGCCTATTGAATTGCTAATTTGTTGTTGAAGCAACCAATATGCCCTACACGATTTTTCGATATACTAGGGCTGATTACGGTAGGTAAGTTGCATGTAACCTGGCCTACCTTATGACGCTCAAGAGCAGAAATGCACACACTAAGGGATGAGGTTGCTTCAACCCCTTTTATTTTCTACAAAATTCCCCCACCACAGCATCAGCTCTACTCTTTGTTGCAAATAGACAGAGCGGTTGTATGCTCTTCGTACCTCATTCTTATCAGAATGAGCTAGTGCTGCTTCAATGACGTCTGGATTAAATCCTTCTTCATTAAGCGTCGTGCTAGCTATCGAGCGTAAGCCATGAGCAACTAGCTTCCCATTCCAGCCAACTCTTTTTAGTGCAGCATTAGCCGTCTGGCTATTCATAGCTTTCTTAGGGTCATTTCTACTTGGAAAAACATGATCACGGTGCTTACTGATGGGTGCCATGATCTCAAGAATATAAAGCGCCTGAGGAGATAGAGGAATTAAATGTTCACGCTTCGCTTTCATCCTTTCGGCGGGGATTGTCCAGAGTTTTGAGTCGAGATCGATCTCTTCCCACCTGGTACCGGAGGCTTCAGAAGGGCGTACAAGGGTTAGGAGTTGCCACTCAATTAGACAGCGAGTAGGAACAGACAGATTTGACATAACCAAAGAACGCATCAGACTTGGTAATTCTTCTGGTCTAAGCGTAGGCATATTTTGCTTTTTAGGCCTCTCAAAAGCCATTCCAACTCCTGAGGTTGGGTTTGCGTCAATCAAGCCGGTATTTACCGCGTAAATCATAATCTCATTAATACGCTGTACCAGACGACGAACAGTCTCCAGAGCACCACGCGCTTTGATTGGCTCTAATGCTTCAACAATTGTTCTGGCCTTAATCTCCTGAACAGGTATCGTGCCTATTGCAGGGAAAACGTCCTTGTCTAAAGATCGCCAAATATCTTTTGCATAGTCTTCGGTGACGCTTTTGCTCTTCATTTTGAACCAGTTGGTGGCCACAGTTGAGAAAATGCTATCCAGCTCTATCTGACGCTTTTCTGATGCATGCTCTTGTTGCTGTTGTGGATCCATATCTAGCGCGAGCATGGTTAAGTGCTGGTCGCGTATCTGACGAGCTGCTGCGAGTGTAAAGGCAGGGTATGAGCCGAGACTCAAATTTGTGCGGCTGCTGCTTCCCGGTCGTTGATAACGGAAGCGCCAGAGTTTTTTGCCGGAGGTTTTTACGAGTAAGAACAGGCCATCACCATCATGCAGGGTGAAGTCTTTTTCGCGGGGTTTTGCTTTGAGGATTTCGTTGTTAGTGAGGGGGCGTGTAATGCGCGCCATGTCTGGATCCCTTCCATAATTGGTACACGTTTAATGGACCACAGTATAGCGTGTACCTAAACGTGTACCTATTTTCTCTGGATTTAACCGGATGTTCTCGGACAACGCCAGACACAAAAAAGCCCGCAGGGCTTGCGCCGTGCGGGCTTTCAGGACTTCATCGGATGACTCTGGTAATCACCGATGGAACATTTTGGTGGAGCTGGCGGGAGTTGAACCCGCGTCCGAAATTTCTACATACTAATTAAATCATAATGAAATCATTGTTTTATTTTATAAAACAACATGTTAGTTTTTAGAGGTATCTAAGGGTTTTAGCTGATTTTGCTGTTCTGCCGCCATTTTGCCGCCAAAATTATATTCCTCGTGAGAAGTTTTAGCAGCATCACTCATTGCGATATCGAAAGCTTGTGTTGAGAGTAAAAAATACTTTACTGAGAAAACTATATCGCATCATATATATCTTTTGCGCATGACCGTAGTTTTCTGCATTTATTAATTAACTCTGGGTGTGTATTCTTTGTTACACCAATTATATTAAGTATCTCAGATAAGACTATATATATTTTGTGGCAGAAAATAAACAATTCAACGGTTGCTATTTTTAATTGGAGTTCTTTATTGTCAATCTTTGTATCGAAGAACCTGTAATATGTAATATATTCATCGAGAGCAATGTATTTGCAGATTGAGAGTAACCCATTTTTTATTTTTAAAAGGTCGGCATCTTTCCGCGTAACACCTGTGATTTTTTTTTGGTTAATGACTTTCTCGTCAAAAGCGTTGAATGTGTCTAAAGACTTATCTATCAGACGTTCTATTACTAGTAATGTTTTCTTTGACGGTACGTATTGCGGTCCAGATTCAGGTGAAGATTCCGGATAGAATTTTTCATATAGACTGTTTGGTCTACTAACGTATACGCCTAATTCGTTTATTTTTTCAATGTAACTATTTAATTTTTCGTTTGGTGACGTCCTGATTGGTCTGCTGGCATTGACTTTCGTAAAATTTTCGACGTATGATTTGTTATGTGCATAATACATATCAGATAGATTTTTTTCTTCTGATAGTTCTATTTGTTTTTTTATTTGAAACGTTCTATGGACGTTCGCTGCTAGCGCTCCTAAGGGCAATGTTAAACTCAGGATTAGCAATGGTAATTTGCTGATCTCTAGGAAAACACTCATTCCTTTACTATCAAATTGTGGAGTATGCCCGTTCCATGAAAGGCATCCAAAATATAAAAAACTTAAAAAAGGTGCTAATATAGCAATATGGAAAGGTGTTTGTTTTAATAATTGTTCATGGTTGAAGGTGTAATATTTTCTTTTAATGATAAAGTAAATGGCAATACCAATAAGGACAAGGTAAATCCATAGTGGCGTGAGTGAAATTAAGTAGTCAATAAAACACATATTAGTCTCATTTCAGGTTGTATAAAGGATTTTTAGTCACAGCATCTTCTAAATGCTCTGGTGAAAAATGCGAGTATATCATAGTCATTTTTATATCAGAGTGACCAAGGATATCGCGCAACACCAGTATGTTTCCACCATTCATCATAAAATGGCTTGCAAATGTATGACGCAGCACGTGGGTGCACTGGCCCTCTGGTAACTCGATACCAGCTCGCTTTACTGCTCGTTCGAAGGCTTTTCTACAAGGGGTAAATAATTTCCCTCTCTCCTTAGGGAGTTCGCCATACAGATCTTGAGAAATCGGCACGGTCCGATTTTTCTTACCCTTGGTCTTAGTATAAGTAATGCGATATTTTGATATTTGATGGCCCTGTAAGTTTTCGGCTTCACTCCATCGCGCGCCGGTGGCGAGGCATATTTTTGCAACCATCAGTAGGCTCGGGCTTTGAGAATCTACGCAGGCTTCCAGCAGGCGCTTGATTTCTTCAGGCGCCAAGAACGCCAGTTCACCTTCTGCGATTTTAAATGTTGGCAGTCCTGCGAGAGGATTGGGGGCTGACCAGTGCCCTAACTTTTTTAAAGTCCCAAAAACTGATGACAGGTTGCGGTGTTCGAGGTTTACCGTTCGGGGCTTGACTGGCGACATAAGTGCACCATCTTCATTTCGCACTTCACCTTTTAACCGTGCTTCGCGGTATTTAGTAAAGTCCCCAGCAGTCAACTCTGAAGCAATTGGATCGCCCAGCCCATTGCAGATAATCTTCAGTTTCGCAATAAGACGCTTAGGGTCTGCGAGCGTCTGGCCGTATAAAGAGTGCCACTGCTCAATCAATTCTGACAAACGCCGCCGATCTTCCTTTTCACCCAGCCACGGCTTTTTGTTCACTTCATCCATGGTAAAGTTTTCGAATGCTATAGCCTCGCCTTTCGTCGCAAATTGCTTGCGCACACGCTTGCCGTCACGCCCGTTCGGATAACACTCGCACAACCATTTTCCGTTCGGTTGTTTTCTGATGGTCATGGTTAGATGCTCTTAATGACTTTTACTGCACGGCCAATTACCTCAACGTCATCGACAGAGCATTCAAAAGAGGTTTCATCTTGATGGACGATAATTTTGTTCCCGGGGATACGGGCAATCTTCACGATATTTTTCATACCGTCAATATCGATAAGCCAGATTCCATTGCTGAGCTGTTTTGTTGAGGTATCGACAACGTAATCCCCTTCAGTCGTTTTTACGTATAAACAGTCTTCTGCATTACCTGAAATCAGCCCTTGGTCAAGATAGATATCTTCAAGTTCATTGAAGGTGCCTCCCTCAATCGTCACTCGTTTCACTGGCGGGACGACAATCTTAGATAGGGGACGTACTGTGGGAAAACTCTCGTTTTTGGACTTATTTTTTTCGTCCGTCTGAGGGTACATTTCACCTTGCCCTGTTGTTAACCAGAGCAAAGAAATGCCTGTTTCAAGGGCGCACTGTATAACCCAGTCAGCAGGAAAGCTGTCACGTAAGAGCCTGTTTGCCATAGTGCTTTTCGACGCTTGAAGGTGTTCAACTAAAGCGATCTGAGTATTGAAACCGTAGGCAGTCATTAGCCTTTTGATGGCCTCCTTGCCTCCCGTATTTGCACCGCTGCTAATCTTCAAGTTGAACTCTCCATTTGACAATCCAATATCGGGATCGTAATTTATATCCAGCTTCTAATGTGAGAGTTTAGAAGTTGGGGTTGAACATTATAAAACGCACTAAAACTAAGAGATACTGCACTATGAGCACCGATATTTCAATTCGTGTACCAAAAGAGATGGCCACTCCTGCTGAGTTTGCGGAATGGGAGGGAATTTCACGTGGTTCTGTTTATCAAAAAATCCACCATGGTCAACTGGCTAAATACATGGTTAAAAAAGAGAAAAACAAGGGGCGCGTTTGCCTGCGTTACTTGATGTACAAAACCGATCAGGTTCGAGAGTCTCTCGGTCATTCCAACTTCCGCGTCATTGTTGGTTAGTGAGTTCGATTATGAGAACTTTTTAAGAGGCTCACATGTTTGATTATAAGATTTCCAAACATCCGCATTTTGACGAGGCCTGTCGCGCATTCGCACTGCGTCACAACATGGCGAAGCTTGCAGACCGAGCAGGCATGAATGTCCAGACCCTGCGAAATAAACTGAATCCGGAACAACCGCATCAACTTACGGCGCCGGAAATCTGGCTGCTGACGGATATCACAGAGGACTCCACGCTGGTTGATGGGTTCTTGGCGCAAATCCATTGCTTGCCATGCGTGCCGCTGAACGAAGTAGCCAGCGAGAAAATGCCTCATTACGTGTTGAATGCTACAGCAGAGATTGGTCGTGTTGCAGCAAGCGCTGTTTCTGGCGAACACCAGACAGCAACGGAACGCCGCCAGGTTATCGAGAGCATCAATTCTGTTACTCGTTTGATGGCACTAACAGCTGTTTCCCTGCACGCGCGCCTGCAGTACAACCCGGCAATGGCAAGTGCTGTTGATACAGTGACGGGCCTTAGCGCTTCATTTGGTCTGATCTGAGGTGTTCATGCTGAATAAAGAACCCTCATTCGCATCGCTTTTGGTTAAACAAAGCCAGGGGATGCACTGCGGCCATGGCTGGATTATCGGGAAAGATGGCAAGCGCTGGCACCCGTCCCGCTCTCAGGAAGAACTGCTGGCAGGGCTGACCACTACCAAACAGGTGAAACCATGGCTATTGAAGGCACTGCAGCGAATGTTCCACTAAGCCCGGGTCAACGGCTTGAAGGTTTGAACCGTATAGCTGAATTAAGGGCGAGGGTTTTTGGTCTGAATATTGAGCCTGAGCTTGAAAGGTTTATTAAAGATATGCGCGATCGCCGCGATATAAACCATAAACAAAATGAGCGGGCACTGGCAGCCATATTCTTTATGGCAAAAATTCCGGCAGAACGTCACAGCGTCAATATTAGTGATCTGACTACTGACGAAAAGCGGGAACTGGTTAAAGCAATGAATCATTTTCGTGCAGTGGTGAGCTTATTTCCCAAACGGCTAACCATGCCGAATTAACCCACAACAGAAATTAATGGCGTAAACCCGCCGGGCATTCTTTTGCCCAAATTCAGGAGAAAGAACAATGCAGAACGAATTACCAAAAATGTTTATACCAGAAACCGACCAGCTTATGGCGGTGATCGATATTGCCAAACGTGAGGAGCGCAAAGGACGCGCGCTCGCAGTTTCAATCCGTCTTGAGGCGCTGGCAACCCATATCACCAACAAAGGGTTAAACGGTATTGAAGCGGCTGAACTGCTGCGCCGCGAAGCAACCCGCTACGAAAACGAATCTCAGGAGCTGCACTAATGGCTGATTCTATGGATCTCGTACAGCAGCGCGTTGAAGAAGAACGCCAGCGCCACATCCACACTGCCCGCAACAGAGCGCCGGGCGTTTCTCGTGTGCTTTGCATCGAATGTGATGCACCGATCCCTTCAGCTCGCCGCCGCGCTATTCCGGGCGTGCAGTGCTGTGTGACCTGTCAGGAAATTGCAGAGCTAAAAAGCAAACACTACAACGGAGGTGTTGTATGAGCACTATCCTGAAATGGGCGGGAAACAAAACCGCCATCATGTCCGAACTCAAAAAGCACCTCCCAGATGGCCCTCGACTGGTTGAACCTTTCGCAGGTTCCTGCGCTGTGATGATGGCAACAGACTATCCTTATTATCTTGTTGCGGATATTAACCCTGATCTTATAAATCTTTATCAGGTGATTAAAGAAGACGTTAACAGCTTTATTCATTTGGTAGAGCGTATTTTCTCCAAGTTCACCACGGAAGAAGATTATTATAAATGCCGCCAGTTTTTTAACACTGTACCCCTGGAGCCAATAGAAAAGGCAGCTTATTTCCTTTTCCTTAATCGTCATTGTTATCGCGGTTTGTGCCGTTATAACCAGCGCGGTCTTTTCAATGTTCCATATGGTAATTACAAAAATCCTTATCTGCCTGTCGATGAAGTCCGTGCATTTGCTGAAAAGGCTGTGCGCGCGACGTTCATCTGCGCCAGTTATGACGAAACGCTGGCAATGCTGCAGGCGGGTGATGTTGTCTACTGCGATCCGCCTTATGACGGTACTTTTAGCGGTTATCACACTGCCGGGTTCTCTGATGATGACCAGTATGATTTGGCATCTATTCTGGTGCGCCGGTCATCAGAAGGCCATCCGATCATCGTGTCCAATAGCGACACCCGCCTGATTCGTTCGTTTTATCGAAAATTCACCCTTCACCGCATCAGCACAAAACGCAGCATTGGCGTTGCCGCGGGCGAAGGGAAAAAAGCTGACGAGCTCATTGCGGTGCTTAAACCAAAGATGTGCGTAAGCGTCGATCCAGGTGGCCCTGATTGCTCTGTTGTATGGAAGGTGCCTGCGTGAAAGGGGCGCAACTCGGGGCCCATCATTTTCACGGGACGCCTGTTTGGGGGAGTGCCGGTGATGTTCATCGCATTGCGGTGAGCGGAGCCGGTGCTTTCGTTTCATATGTGCGCCCGGACCAGATTGCAGCATCTCTCAATTTTGCCGCCGCAGTGGGTATTGATAACGGAGCATTTTCAGCATGGATGCGGGGCCTGGTTATTAACTGGTGCGAATTCTATGAGTGGCTGCTTGGCTATTACCACCTTCCAAAAGTGGCTTTTTTCGTGATCCCTGACGTTGTGGAGGGGGGAGAAAGTGATAACGATGCACTGATTCGTCAGGTTCCTCGCATGTTTCGGGATAAGGCGGCTCCTGTCTGGCACCTACACGAATCTATAGATCGTCTGGTTGAGCTTTGCCGCGAATGGCCCCGGGTTTGTTTTGGGTCATCTGGAGAATATGCGGTTATCAGGACAGAGCGCTGGCATCGTCGTATGCAGGAAGCTTTCGAAACTATTTACTGCAAATATACCTTTCAAACCAGAGTTCATGGCCTGCGTATGCTGGATGGGCGTGTGATGGGCAATTATCCACTCGCCACCGCTGACAGCACGAATCTGGCCTGCAATGTTCCTAAATTCAACTCTAAATATCCTGAACTAACCAGGGCTATCCGCGAGGCTGAGTATTCACGCGGTCTTAGCGAAAAAGAGCTCAAAGCCGTAATTTTGAAAAATCGTTGCGCCATTCTTAAAGGTGCTATCGAGGCAGTGCGGCCGCCCTCTATCTCTGAATGGTCCTCAAAAGGGTTGCAGCCTTTCCAGCTTGAACTGGAGATCGCATGAGCAATTACCGCTATTCATGGAATGCTGAAAAGCAAGCGGTTAACCCTTATCTGGATACAGATAAGCGTGCCACTTCATCCGTGCTTTCAAACCTGATTACTCTCTATGCTGCGGATAACGAGCAGGAACAGCTGCGCCGCGAAGCCCTGAGTAATGAGGTCTGGGATCGCTATTTCTTCAATGAATCCCGTGATCCTGTTCAGCGAGAAATGGAGCAGGACCAGCTGATAAGCCGCGCCAAAATGGCCCGTGAACAGCAACAATTCAACCCAGATCTGATAATCGTTGCTGACGTGAGCGCCCAGCCAGCGCATATCAGTAAGCCGCTGCTTGAACGGATTAAATATTTCGAGGGCCTGGGCAAACCGAAGGCATATTCCCGCTATCTGCGTGAAACCATCAGGCCGTGCCTTGAACGCCTGGAGCGCGTGCGTACCAGCCAGATTTCTGCGTCATTCCGTTTTATGGCGAGCCACGACGGGCTGGAGGGTTTGCTGGTTCTGCCCGAAATGAGTCAGGAGCAGGTCAAGCGGTTATCTACCCTAGTGGCGGCACACATGAGCATGTGTCTGGATGCTGCCTGCGGTGAGCTGTTTACGGATGAAGACGTTACGCCGGAAGAGATCCGCCGGTCATGGGAAAGGGTGGCCGCTGAGGCTATGAGCCTTGATGTTATCCCGCCAGCTTTCGAGCAACTGCGTCGTAAAAAGCACCGCCGTAACCCGGTCCCCTACGAGCTTATTCCGGGCTCGCTTGCCCGTATGCTTTGCGCGGACTGGTGGTATCGCAAGCTGTGGCAGATGCGGTGTGAATGGCGGGAAGAACAGCTGCGCGCTGTCTGCCTGGTTAACAAAAAGGTGTCCCCGTATGTCAGCTATGAGGCCGTGATCCACAAACGCGAACAGCGCCGCAAATCACTGGAGTTTTTCCGCTCGCATGAGCTGGTTAACGCCGAAGGTGACACGCTGGATATGGAAGAAGTGGTAAACGCCAGCAGCAGCAATCCTGCACACCGGCGCAACGAAATGATGGCCTGCGTTAAGGGGCTGGAGCTGATCGCAGAAATGCGTGGTGAATGCGCCGTGTTCTATACCATCACCTGCCCGTCACGTTTTCACGCGACGCTTAATAACGGCAGGCCAAACCCGAAATGGACCAGTGCCACGGTCCGCCAGAGCAGCGATTACCTGGTGAATATGTTTGCCGCTTTCCGTAAGGCGATGCATAAAGCTGGGCTGCGCTGGTATGGCGTCCGCGTTGCTGAGCCGCACCATGACGGCACCGTGCACTGGCACCTGCTTTGTTTCATGCGCAAAAAAGACCGCAAATCCATCACCGCGCTGCTGCGTAAATTCGCCATTCGTGAGGACCGGGAGGAGCTGGGCACCAATACCGGGCCTCGCTTCAAGTCTGAGCTTATCAACCCGCGCAAGGGCACCCCGACCAGCTATATCGCCAAATACATCAGTAAAAACATCGACGGACGCGGGCTGGCGCAGGAAATCAGTAAAGAAACGGGCAGATCACTGCGCGATAACGCTGAAAACGTAAACGCCTGGGCTTCGCTGCACCGTGTCCAGCAATTCCGCTTCTTTGGTATTCCTGGCCGCCAAGCGTACCGTGAGCTGCGCCTGCTGGCCGGTCAGGCTGCCAGGGCGCAGGGTGACAAGAAGGCAGGCGCGCCGGTACTGGAAAACCCGCGTCTGGATGCTGTGCTGGCTGCAGCTGATGCTGGATGTTTTGCCACCTACATCATGAAGCAGGGCGGCGTTCTTGTTTCCCGCAAGCATCACCTAGTCAGAACTGCCTATGAGCTGAACGACGAGCCGAGCGCCTACGGTGATCACGGTGTTCGTATTTATGGCATCTGGTCCCCGATCATTGAGGGCCGGATCTGCACTCATGCAGTGAAGTGGAAAATGGTTCGTAAAGCCGTTGACCTTCAGGAGGCGACAGCCGACCAGGGCGCTTGCGCCCCTTGGACTCGTGGCAATAACTGTCCCCCTGTTGAAAATCAAAACAAATCAGGGGGTGATTTACCCGATATTAAAACCATGGGTGAAAAGGAACTGCAGGAATATCTCCACAATATGGGCCAGAAGGAACGGCGGGAACTGACATCCAGGTTAAGACTGATAAAACCGAAGCGGAAAAAAGCATACAAACAGAGTATTTCAGAGCAGCAGCGCCTGCAGCTTCAGGCAGAACTGAGTTCCAGAGGATTAGATGCAAGTAATGCGGAAGTGGATCTGCTTTTGCGTGGCGGTAGTATCCCGTCTGGAGCAGGGCTGCGCCTGTTTTATCGGGATCAGCGTTTGCAGGAAGATGATAAATGGCGCCGGTGGTACTAAGGCGCCTTAGATTGAAGGGTTACAAGCCAGCCAGACTCTTTCCGCGAATGCGGGCAACTTCATACTTCAGTTCAGCCGCCTTGGCCTCGCAGAGCCTTAAGGATTTTAGCCATTGTTCTGTTGTAGGTTTACCAAATATGTCTTCCATCACTACAACCAAGTAAAGGCAGCGGCCAGTGCCTAGTTCACCTGCAACCAGGCAGGCAGCGTTAGTTCCTGCCATAAGTTCAATACATGCTTTACGCATCGATTTTTCCTCATTCCGTTGTCTCTTTTAAAGCATCGCACTTGAGCCATCTGTTTGAAACATAGAAAAAACAATTTACATTTGATGGGTAATTTTATACTGTGTTTATATACAGTTGTTTTGATTGGAGGGGAAAATGCAGGACTATTTTTTGGAGTCGTTGAAACTCCAGCGCATTGATTTTTTTGTGAAGCTTGTAGCGGCCAGTGAGTGCGATGATGATGAAAAGCGGCTGGCTATCCAGTGGGTTTCGGAGCTGACTGATGAGTTGATGGCGAAAATCCGTACTCATGAGTACAACCGTTCCATGGATCTCCCTAGTTAGACATAGGAACGTTGCTGGCGTTAGGACTTGATTCTGACGCTAGCAGGGTTGAACAACGAGCAATGCGAGGCGTTAGTGCCGTTGTGCATGTCTATGCTGCATGAAAACGCATGATCGTTAGAGGATCGTTTTTGCTGAGGCCTGCCAGACCTGGCGGGCTTTTGCTTATGTCATGCAGGTGCATGAAAACCACTACATAAAGCGGGCAGGCGTGGCGGGGATACGAGCGCGCGCTTTACGTGCAGAATCAATTATCTTGAGTTGCTTTTGCTATAACACTGAATTACATTAGTCAAAGTGCTTAAAATGCGATTTTTTCGCAAAAAAGAGGGTTAGAGATGCTGGTTGCGTTTAGTTTAGAAAATTACAAGAGCTTTCGTGAAAGACAAGTTCTTAGTTTTGCTTCCTCGATTGGGGATGAACACCCTGAGCATATCGTTACACTGGCGAATGGTCTAAGAGTTAACAGATTTGCGGCATTGATTGGTGGAAATGGAGTAGGTAAGACACAATTAATAAATGCTATCAATGAATTTGCGAATTCAATTCATAATGACACATTACATAAATTGCATCAGCCATTTCTCTTAAACAAGCAATGCCGTAATAAACCTACCTCATACGAAGCAATATTGATTGATGAAGAACAAGATAATTTCATTCGTTACGGTGTTTCAGTTCTGAACGAAGTTATTGTAGATGAATACTTATATGTTAGGCCCATAAAAAAAGGAGCAAGAGAACAGTGCATTTTTACGCGCGATAAAAATGGGGTCGTATTCAAAAAGACCGAGTTTAAAAAATATGAATCATTGATTGGACCGGTCTTAAGAGAAAGCGGAGCTGTTATCACTTTTGCTGTGTCATTAGAGATCGATGCACTTGTTCAGACTAGACGTTGGGCTTTAAAGCAATTGCCATATTACTCTGAGAAATTCAAAAACCCGAGCTTGAAGTTTGTCGAAGGACAACTTAGACGACAGTTATTGGGCGATGAAGGGAATGAAAAATTAAACGAAAGTGGCCAGAGGATTATAAAAACTTATAATGATATGGTTATACAATCTCCTCTTCATATTGATAAGGTCGACTTTGTAAGGTTTGGTGAAGATAATGAATATAAATTTGTTTATCTGATAAAAAATGACGATGGCGATTTTACTCGAATTGGACCTGATAGGAGGGATGAGTTCTTTTCCCAAGGGACGCTTAATGTTTTAACATTCTTAGCAATATTGATTTGGGCGAGTGAATACAATTTTACACTTTATGTTGATGAAATAGACTCCTCTATACATTATTCATTAGCAAGTGCTTTAATAAGAAAAATATTTGATAAGACTTGTAAAGAGAATGGAGTCCAATTTATTATGTCTACACATAACATTCCTTTGTTAGATGAGGGTTTTAGAAGGGATGAGCTTAATATAATAGTTAAAGATTCGTCTAAGTCATCGATAATAGCCAATGCTGCGGAGTTTTCTGTAAGGAAAGATGCTAAGGTCTCCGCAAAATATTTGCGTGGTGAATTTGGATTGGTTCCAGCTTTTCTTGGTACAAAAAACTAAGCGCGAGAAAAACATGACTAACTTTCCTTATGATGGTGATTTTTCAACACCAAACAATTTAGAAATTACAGCTTTTTCTCAACTGAAGCCAAAAATCAAAGGGCGAAGAGTATGTGTTTTTTTAGGTGCTGGATTTTCAAAAGCTTGGGATGATAAATATCCTACTAGTAATGAAGTTTTTTCTATATCTGAAGATGAGGCTTTAGAAAATAGTGATGAGTATGGCTTTTTCTCTTTGTTCGAAGGGCTTAAATTTAAATGGGCTGATGCAAATGCGAGTTTAGATGACAAGGCAAATGTTTTCAAGAGTTTTAAGTATGCTCTAGATGTATATAAACGATATCCTAGTCTATTGCCGTCGTATCTCGATAGGCACACGCTTGAGTTATTTGAATCGCAAGTGAAGTTATATATTAAAAACAAATTTTCGAAAAAAATTCCACCTAATGATTTAAAGTTGAATCAGAGTGCAAGGTTTGGGCAGAACAAAAATAGTATTATATCTTTCTTTAAGAGCTTTCAAGAAGCTGCAGTGTTTGATGTTGTGACAACAAACTACGATATAGTAATTGATAAGGTGCTAAATCATGCCTTCCCGGGGCGTTCCATTACAAGAGGATTCCCGGTACATAATAATAATGTTTTAATGTGTCCTCAGCCTAAGGGTATAGGGTTGTATAAGCTTAATGGTGGATTTGAAGTTGTGTCTGAGAAGGATGGCTTTAAGATTGATTATGATTCTTTGTCAAACGCAAAAATAGTTCCTAATATTATTTTGCCCTCAAATGAACAGGACTATGGAGATAAATATTTTAAGACGGCTTTCGTGAAATCATCGGGCCAGTTGAGACAGGCCGATCTTTTGATTTTTATAGGGTACTCATTCCCAAAAGAAGATTTTATTATCAATTTTCTTTTAAATACTTTTCTGGATGGTGATAGTACAGAGAAAGAGACTATTATCGTTGGGAGAAATAAGAATAGTGCCGTTGATACTCATCAACGTGCTTGTGAAGTGTTTAAAGAATTGAATGATAAGTCGGCATTATATTATTATGGCGGGAGTTTTTCTGATCTGTGTCGACAATGCTAATATAACTGGCCTGCGTTGCAGGCCTACGTTCTATAACTTATATTCTACGAAGTTAATAATGTCATCGCCAATAAATGAATTCAATTCTTGAATCATTCTCTGAAGTGGTATCAATTCATTTCTCACGAACACTAAACTCGCTTTTTCCACATCTCCAAACCCCCCTACATTACTCGGCATAATCCCCATCATCTGCGGTGGAACACGGTGCGCTGCCATCATGTCATCCCGGCTCACGTTCTTGATATTCAAAAACTCATCCTTTGCCGCCACCTCTGACAGAGGGATGATCTGAATTCCGTCCTTTTTGCCGTTAGGTGAGTACATAAACAAGTTGCGGAAGTTGCCCGGCCCTTTGGCGCTTTTCATGGCCTGACGGATGTTGTTCACGTCCTCCTGGTTCTGCGCTGCATCGGTCATGTACATGATGAATCCCGCATGGCTGCCGTTGATGTAATACTTGCGGCGGAACAGCGTGGCGGACTCATTCAGCAGGGCGGAAGGGATGGCTGACAAGTATTCCGGCAGGCCGTAAATCTCCTGGTTCAGATCTGGCTCCATCAGATGAAAGATGCTGCCTTTGGTAAACTCATACGGCTGCGTGGTCATGCCGTACTGCACAAACCAGTATGTATCCAGATCCACGCCACGCCGGGTGTATTTCGCCAGTGATGGCTCAAGCGACAGAATACCGCCGAGGCGGTTGGTGCGCTTTTCAAGATATGCGTTTCCGAATACCAGATAGTCCTGTACAAACCGACTGAACGCCTGCTGGCTGAGCAACGGGTGCGGGATAAAGGTGCTGGTCAGAATGTTTCGCTTCACGGCAATCGGCGAGCTGTGATGAACGGCGGCGCGGTAAGTGCGCGCCAATCCGTCAAAACTCACCGGCGGTTCATACCAGCGGTCCATCTGTACGCACTCCACATAATCCAGCAGCTCGCGGCGGTCGAGCACCGGGATTGGATCGCCAAAGCTGAAAGCATCTGCCGATGCGCCGCTGCTGTGCCGAACTGCAGCTCGGTTTTTCTTGTTCTTGCCCATCAAAAAATCTCCACAATGTTGCTGGTATTGGCGGCTTCGCCCTGCAGCGGTTCGTTAAACAGTGCGTGCATCGTTGCCCAGGCCAGGTCTGCGTGGCTGGCTTCTTCGCAGCGGCTTGCTTCGTAGGTAGGGCGATTGCCGCTGGCGGTGGTGGCCCGGCGGATTGCCATGAATGATTGCGCTATGTCGGTGTGCCCTGCGTCAAACTCCAGACGGCGGTGGCTGATAATGTCGTAGGCCTTGAGCACTAAGGCGTTTTTGACGTTGGGGTTGTAGACGAACTCGCGCACGGCAGGGAAGAACGCCTTCACGTTCTCATACACACCGTGGCCAACGCCGGTGGAGTCGATGCCGATATAGGTCACGTTGTACTGCTGCGTCAGTTTTTTGATAGCGTCTGCCTGGGCGCGGAAGTCCATCCCGCGCCACTGGTGACGCTCCAGAATGCGGAACTTTCCGCCCGGCACGGCAGGCGGAGCCATGACCACGCAGCCCGCGCTGTCGCCATTTTGCGTGCCTTTGGCCGGGTCATAGCCGATCCACACTTCGCGCCAGCCAAACGGGCGCAGCGCCAGCGCCTGAAAGTCGGACCAGACTTCCCAGCTGTCAACCATGCACGCCTGCAGCTCGCTCAGCGGGAATACTGACGCCAGATCGTCAATGAATTCGCACATCAGCAGGTTCTGGTATTCGTCCGGGCTGTACTCCATGCGCAGCTGGCCCAGGTCGAACAGGTTACAGCCGCCGCGCACCGCATCCTCCACGGTGACGATCTGGCGGTACTGGCCGTCCGGGCAAAGCAGGCCTGGGGCCAGATTGCCGTGGGTCAGGTCAATATCCACCTTGTCCGCTTTGGCGCGGCCCCGGTTGAACAGCGCGCCGGACCAGAACGGATAGGCGCTGTGGGTTAGGCTAGACGGGGTTGAAAAGTAGGTCTGTCGCCATTTTTTGTGAATGGCCATACCGGAGGCCACCTTGCGCAGCTCCTGAAATTTCGGAATCCAGAAATATTCATCCAGGTACAGGTTGCCGTGGTAGCTCTGCGCCGTGCGGGCGTTGGTGCCCAGAAAATACAGGCACGCGCCGTTGCTGAGCGTCATCGGGTCGCCTTTCAGCTCTACATCCACCTCTTTTGCAAAGTCGATGATGTACTGCTTGAAGACGTGCGCCTGTGCCTTGCTGGCTGACAGAAATATCTGGTTGCGGCCGGTGGTGATGGCGTCAATCAGTGCCTCCCGGGCAAAAAAGAAGGTCGCTCCGATCTGGCGCGATTTGAGCAGGTTGCGGATACGGTGGTGGTTGCCTGCCTCGTACCAGTGGCGCTGGTAGGCGAACATCGAGCCGTGGAAAACCTCCTGCAGCTTCTCGATCTGTTCGTCGGTGAAAACGTTCTTTTCGGGCTGGCGGCGCGGGCCTTTGTTGCGGTTGGCAACCTTCGGATTTAAATCAGCCTCGTTCCCACCATCGTTAAATTTACCGATCCGGGCGTGGCGCTCTGACTGGCGCGCCAGCAGGTCGATTTCCTTGAAGTCTTTCCCTTCTTTCTGCTCCTTCATAATGAGCTGGCAGTAGCGCGCGGCGGTGGTGAGCTGCATCTGATCCAGCGGCCCATACTCGCCCCACTTGTCGCGCTTCTTCCAGCTGTGAACGGTTGCAACTTTCTCGCCCAGCATTTCAGCAATGCGGGCTACACGGTATCCCTGAAAGTACAGCAGCATGGCCTGCCGACGGGGATCGAGGTCTGCGGGGGTCATTGTCGTGTTCATTGCCCAAACATACGGCCTTGCCCGGCGGCTTTCCCCGGCTGCGGTTTGTGTGGCTGACCGTACAAGCGCCGCGCGTTGTTTCACCCCCCCATCACCGCAACCATAAGGCTCCAGTAAGTTTTTTCTAACGGAGCACGGCTCATGACAGTAAAAGCAAAGCGCTTCCGTATCGGGGTGGAAGGTGCCACCACCGACGGGCGCGAAATCCAGCGTGAATGGCTGGTACAAATGGCTGCCAGCTACAACCCTGAGGTGTATACGGCACAAATTAACCTTGAGCACATTAAAGGCTATTCACCAGATGGCACGTTTAAGCGTTATGGGCATGTCACCGGCTTAACTGCCGAAGAAATCACGGAAGGGCCATTAAAAGGGAAAATGGGGCTGTACGCCGAGATTAACCCTTCGCCCGATCTGATTAGTCTGATTAAGCAGTGGCAAAAGCAATTCACCTCTATGGAAGTCAGCCCGAAATTTGCCGACACCGGCAAAGCCTACCTCGTCGGCTTGGCCGCCACTGACGATCCGGCTAGCTTGGGCACCGAGATGCTGGCCTTCAGTGCCACCGCCAAACAGAACCCGCTGGCTAACCGCAAGCAGAGTCCCGAAAACCTGTTTACCGCCGCCGAAGAAACGCTAATCGAACTGGAAGAAACCCAGGACGAAAAGCCGTCCCTCTTTGCCCGCGTTTCCGCGCTGTTTACCAAAAAAGAGCAGACCGACGATGCGCGTTTTTCAGACGTGCACAAAGCCGTCGAGCTGGTTGTCACCGAACAGCAGAACCTGAGCGAGCGTACTGATAAATCTCTGTCCGACCAGGACGCGCGCATTTCTGAGCTTGAATCCTCGCTGCAGGAGCAGCAGGCCGCCTTTGCCGAGCTTCAGCAGCAGCTGAGCCGTGAAGACAGCCGTAAAGATTACCGCCAGCGCGCGCCGGGCGGTGACGCACCGGCTGGCACCCTGACCAATTGCTGATGGAGCATAAAACCCGATGAAAAAGAATACCCGCTTTGCCTTTAACGCTTACCTGCAACAGCTGGCGCGCCTGAACAACGTGGAAGTGGAAGAACTTTCCAGTAAGTTCACCGTAGAGCCGTCCGTACAGCAGACGCTGGAAGACCAGATCCAGCAGTCCGCCGCTTTCCTAGCGCTGATTAACATCACGCCGGTTGCGGAACAGTCCGGCCAGCTGCTTGGCCTGGGCGTTGGCTCCACCATTGCCGGAACAACCGACACCACCACCAAAGAGCGCGAGCCTACCGATCCGATGCTGATGGAGGACGTGGAATATAAATGCGAACAGACCAACTTTGACACGGTGCTGACCTACGCAAAACTGGACCTGTGGGCGAAATTCCAGGACTTCCAGGTGCGTATCCGTAACGCCATCGTCAAGCGCCAAGCGCTGGACCGCATCATGATCGGCTTCAATGGCGTTAAGCGCGCCAAAACCTCTAATCGCGCTGAAAACCCGCTGCTGCAGGACGTGAATAAGGGCTGGCTGCAGAAAATCCGCGAAGATGCGCCGGACCACGTTATGGGCAGCACCACCCAGGACGGCACCACCACCGCCGGCGCGGTAAAGGTGGGCAAGGGCGGCGACTATGCCAACCTGGACGCCGTGGTGATGGATGCGGTCAACGAGCTGATCGACGTGGTTTATCAGGACGATGACGAGCTGGTTGTTATCTGCGGCCGCGAGCTGCTGTCTGACAAGTACTTCCCGCTGGTTAACAAAGAGCAGGAAAACAGCGAGAAAATCGCGGCCGATCTGATTATCAGCCAGAAACGCATGGGTGGGCTGCAGGCGGTGCGTGCGCCGTTCTTCCCGGCGAATGCCCTGCTGATCACCCGTCTGGATAACCTGTCCATTTACTGGCAGGAGGACACTCGCCGCCGTTCTGTTATCGACAACCCAAAACGTGACCGAATTGAGAACTTCGAATCCGTCAACGAAGCGTATGTGATTGAAGACTACCGCTGCGCGGCCTTGGTCGAAAACATCACTATCGGTGACTTCACCGCGCCAGCTGCGCCGGAAGGTGGGGAGTAACGCATGAGCCTGAGTCCCGCACGGCAGCACCGCCTGCGCATTCAGGCCGAACAGGCCGCCCGGGAGGGCGGTAGTGTTCGCCATGCGTCCGGCTATGACCTGATGCTACTGCAGCTGTCAGAAGACCGCCGCCGCCTTAAGGGTATCCAGTCCACCGTGAAAAAGGCGGCAATCAAGGTGGAGCTTCTGCCGAAGTATGCCGCTTGGGCGGAGGGCGTGCTGGCTGCCGGAGGTGCGCAGCAGGATGACGTGCTGATGTACGTGATGCTGTGGCGTATCGATGCCGGTGATTATGCCGGTGCGCTGGAAATCGGGCGTCATGCGCTGCGCCATGGCTGGGTGATGCCGCTGGGCAACCGCAACGTGCAGACCGTTCTGGCGGAAGAAATGGCTGACGCCGCACAAAGCGCCCTGCTGGCCGCCGCCGGTTTTGATGCCGATCTGCTCCTGCAGACGCTGGAACTGACTACCGATCTGGATATGCCGGACCAGTCCCGGGCACGCCTGCACAAAGCCATCGGCGCGGTACTGACCGAAAGCAACCCGGCTTCTGCGCTTAATCACCTTACCCATGCGCTGCAGCTCGATCCCCGCTGCGGCGTGAAAAAAGAAAAGCAGCAGCTGGAGCGCAGATTGCGCAGTGACAGCCGCTAACGAACGTGCCCCGCGCACGGGCGGCACGGGGTGGCGAAAGGCACTGACACATCAAAACCCCGTCCACCGCCCACTATTTCAGGAGAAAGCCGCATGCAGTTTGTTGCGCCAGAACAGTCACCGGAACAGGCGGACGTTATTAAAAATACGCCGTTCTGGCCTGATGTGGACCTGACGGAATTTCGCAGTGTGATGCGCACTGACGGCACGGTGACGCAGCCCCGTCTGAGGCAGGTTGCGCTGACAGCCATTTCCGAAGTTAACGCTGAGCTGTACGACTTCCGCAACCGCCAGCAGATGCTGGGCTACCGGGATCTGGCTGACGTGCCGGCGGAAATGCTGGACGGCAAAAGCGAGCGCATTCAGCACTACCTCAACGCCGTGTATTGCTGGGCGCGCGCCGTGCTCAATGAGCGTTACCAGGATTATGACGCCACGGCGTCCGGGGTAAAGCGAGGGGAGGAACTGGCGGAGGTCAGCGGCGATCTGTGGCGTGATGCCCGCTGGGCTATCAGCCGTGTGCAGGATGCACCGCACTGCACGGTGGAGCTTATCTGATGAAAGTGCGTGCGCATCAGTATGACACGGTGGACGCACTCTGCTGGCGCCATTACGGGCGCACGCAGGGAGTCACTGAACAGGTGCTGCAGGCGAATCCGGGGCTGGCTGAATATGGCCCCTTTTTACCGCACGGGCTGCAGGTGGAGCTGCCGGACATTACGGCGTCAACCACTGCGCAGACTGTCCAGTTATGGGACTGAACTATGACGCTTGAACGAATCAGCGCCTTTATCACTTACTGCGTTGCCCTGCTTCTGGCATGGCTCGGCGATTTGTCTCTAAAAGATGTATCGACCATTACCGGTCTTGCGCTGGGGATTATTACTGCAGCGGTGACCTGTTATTTACGCTGGAAAGCCTACCAGCTGCTGCGGGACGGCAGAATATCCAGGGGGGAATATGAGTCCTTCAATCGTTAAGCGTTGCCTGGTCGGCGCGGTGCTGGCGATTGCCGCCACGCTGCCGGGCTTTCAGTTGCTTCATACCTCCGTCGAGGGGCTGAAACTGATTGCTGATTTCGAAGGGTGCCGCCTGCAGCCATACCAGTGCAGCGCCGGGGTCTGGACTGACGGGATCGGCAATACGTCCGGGGTAGTGCCGGGCAAAACCATAACGGAGCGACAGGCCGCGCAGGGGCTGATTAATAACGTATTGCTGACGGAAAAAAGGATTGAAGCCTGCCTGCAGATTAAGCCACCTCAGCATGTTTACGATGCCCTGATCAGTATCGGTTTCAATGTCGGAACGGGGGCAATCTGCCGGTCAACAATGGTTTCTTACATCAATCGCCAGCAATGGTGGCAGGCGTGCAACCAGCTTCCCCGCTGGGTTTATGTGAATGGTCAACGGAATAAAGGGCTGGAAAACCGGCGCGCCCGTGAGCTTGCCTGGTGCCTTAAAGGCGCAGGGGCATGACGCGCGCGCTGGCGGTGATCCTGGCTCTGGTGCTGGCATTGCTGGGCTGGCAGTCCTGGCGGCTTAACAATGCCGGTCACACCATCGGGACGCAGGCTGAGACGCTTAAAAAAAACAAGCAGGAGCTGGCGAAGAAAAACAGCCAGCTCATCAGCCTGTCCATTCTTACCGAAACCAACAGCCGGGCGCAGATGCAACTTTATGCTGCAGCGGAGGAGACTTCCGCACTGTTGCGGAGTCGCCAGCGCCGGATCGAGGAGCTAAAACGTGAAAACGAGGATTTACGCCGCTGGGCTGACACTCCTTTGCCTGCTGACATTATCCGGCTGCGGGAGCGCCCGGCCCTCGCCGGAGGTGCAGCTTACCGTGAGTGGTTGTCCAAAAGTGACGCAATGCCGCCTGGACAGGTCAGCGCCGCGCAGTAATGGGGATTTGAACCAGGTGCTGGATGAGACTGAGGCCGCCTGGGCAGTATGTGCCGACAAAGTGGACACGATCATAACGTGTCAGGAGCGAGACAGTGAACAAGCCGCAGTCCTTACGCAACGCCCTGAATAAATCGGTGGCGTATGTCCGTGACAACCCGGACAAGCTGCACCTTTTTGTTGATAACGGTTCGCTGGTCGCAACCGGCGCCCGTTCAATGTCATGGGAATATCGTTACACCCTGAACGTGGTGATTGAAGATTTTAGCGGCAACCAGAATTTAGTGATGGCGCCCGTGTTGCTCTGGTTAATGACCAATCAACCGGCCGCCATCAACAACCTGGAGCTGCGCGAAAAACTTTTTACCTTTGACGTCGATATCCTGAGCAACGATCTGTGTGATCTCAGCCTCAATCTGCAGCTCACAGAGCGCGTGATTGTCAGCACAGACGGCACTGTATCAAGCGTAGAAGCGGTGCCGGAACCCGATGTACCCGACGAAATGTGGACGGTGAAACGTGGATGACCTGCAGAGGGTGGATGACTGGCTGGCGGCCCTGCTGGCGAATCTGGAACCGGCAGCCCGCAACCGTATGATGCGACAACTGGCGCAGGAGCTGCGCCGGTCGCAACAGCAAAACATCAGGCTGCAGCGCAATCCAGACGGCACCGCCTTTGAGGCGCGCCGGGTGGCAGCCAGAAGTAAAAAAGGGCGCATCAAGCGCCAGATGTTCGCCAAATTGCGCACCACTAAATACCTGAAAACCGCAGCCACTGCGGACTTTGCCAGCGTGCAGTTTGATGGGAAAGTCCAGCGCATCGCCCGTGTTCACCATTATGGTCTGCGTGATCGAGTCAGACGCAACGGCCCGGAGGCCCGGTACCCGGCACGCCGTCTTTTAGGCGTGAATGATGAGGTGGAAACCATCACCCATGACACGCTGTTGCACTGGTTATCCAATTAACTACATTTGCAAATTAATATTATTTCCATGTGGCCTTAAGCTAATGAATGGATTGTGGTCGTACCAAGAGTCCCAGTTTATAAACCCGTCGTCAAAACCAATGTGCTTAATCAGTAGTAATGGTAGAAGCAAATTTAGATTGGAGGAATAGTCGCTTAACTTGATAATGCTGCTACAAATGCTGTCTTTGGCGTAAGCAATATACTCTCCGTTATGGAAAAGAGAATTCCGTAGCTTGCAATAATGCATGATATTTCTCTGAGGCGTGGGGTCATTCTCTTTAGATACATTGAAACCATAGCTCTGAAGAGTTGTTGTTATTATTTGAGGGGTTTTGCTGGGTCTTTTGTCATCTTGAATGTATCGACATAATGACTCAAGTGCTGAAAAATTGAGAAAATATTTAACATCGGCATAATCCATTTTTTCTCTAAAAGAAAACATGGATTTAAAAAAGGCTGTTCTAAAGGGGTTTTGATCGGTATGTACATTTTCATTGAGTTTACTCATTGCCATTTGAATGAACTCGTTACGGCTATGTGATGAAAAATAGTCTTCGATAATTATTTTCCCTGGCCCTTTGTTTCTGCGAGGGGTTAGTTCTAATGGTAAGTTTTCTCTAAAGTTAAAAGGTGTTTCATCTTCTTCCAGAGAGCCTCCTAAAATGACATTTTTTTGTTCTATGAAACTCAGAACTGCTGCTAGGTCGAAAATAGTTTGAGTAATATCGCTGTAAATAGATGGAGATGGCGTAAAAAATCCAGTTAAAACATATTTAGTAGTGTCACAATCGTTGGTTTTCAGTTCATGAGCTGAGGTGAAGCGAGGCGTTAGTACCCCACCTTCAAACGGGATCTCTTTTGTAAAACAAAAGCCATAAATAGCAATCGTTGTCATATATTGCCCTTCCAAAGTTTATGCAGCATTGTGCGACGTACCATACATATCATGCTCTCTGCCTCACGATAAATGTTTATGTAAACATCATCGACATGAACGCACAACTAACCGAAATCATGCGCCTTATCACTAACCTAATCCGCACCGGCACCGTAACCGAAGTGGACCGGGAAAACTGGCTGTGCCGGGTGAAAGTAGGCGAGCTTGAAACCAACTGGATTAACTGGCTGACACTGCGCGCAGGCGGTGCCCGTACATGGTGGTGCCCGTCGCTGGATGAGCAGGTGGTGGTGCTGAGTATGGGCGGCAATCTGGAAACCGCTTTTGCCTTACCTGCGATCTATTCCAACCAGTTCGCGCCGCCTTCGGACTCAGTGGACGGCTGCGTAACGGAATACCCGGACGGTGGCTGGTTTGAATATGAACCTGCGACCGGCCGCTGGCATGTGCGGGGTATCAAATCCATGGTGATCGAGGCTGCAGATAACATAACCCTGAAAACGGGGGAATTTGTGGTGGAAGCAAGCAACACGCGCATAAACAGTGAAGTGGTGATCAATGGTGGCGTCACCCAGGGCGGCGGCGCCATGAGTTCTAACGGGATCGTAGTCGATAAACACGGTCATACCGGCGTTAAGTCCGGCGGCGATACATCAGGAGGCCCGGTATGACGCTTTATATCGGCATGAGTCAGGGCAACGGCAGGACTATTACCGACACGGACCACCTGCGCCAGTCGGTCCGGGATATTCTGCTCACCCCGCAGGGGAGCCGCATTGCCCGGCGGGAATACGGCTCGCTTCTGTCTGAGCTGATAGACCAGCCGCAGAACCCGGCGCTGCGACTGCAGGTAATGTCTGCGGTCTATGTGGCTCTGAGTCGCTGGGAGCCACGGCTTACCCTGGATTCCATCACCATAAACAGCAGTTTTGATGGTTCGATGGTGGTTGAGCTTACCGGGCAGCGTGATAACGGCGCGCCGGTTTCACTTTCGGTATCAACAGGAGCAGACAATGGCAGTCATTGACCTTTCCCTGCTGCCCGCCCCGCAGATAGTGGATGTGCCGGATTTTGAAACGCTGCTAAACGAACGGAAAGCCGCGTTTGTAGCCCTTTATCCGGCAGACGAGCAGGACGCGGTAAGGCGCACGCTTGAGCTGGAGTCTGAACCCGTGACCAAGCTCCTGCAGGAAAATGCGTATCGTGAAATCCTCCTGCGTCAGCGCATTAACGAGGCGGCGCAGGCGGTCATGGTGGCTTATTCCATGGGGAGTGATCTCGATCAGCTGGCCGGTAACTGCAACGTAAAACGTCTGACGGTTATTCCTGCAGATAACGACGCGGTACCGCCGGTTGCTGCCGTGATGGAAAGTGATGAGGCTCTGCGTCAGCGTGTTCCTGCAGCTTTTGAAGGGCTGTCAGTTGCAGGCCCAACGGGAGCTTACGAGTTTCACGCTAAAAGCGCTGACGGGCGAGTGGCTGACGCCAGCGCAACCAGCCCGGCCCCGGCGGAGGTGGTGCTTACCGTGCTGAGCCGTGAGGGCGACGGAACGGCTGCGGCGGATCTGCTGGCTGTGGTTGGACAGGCGCTTAACAGTGAGAACGTGCGGCCGGTTGCTGACCGTCTGACGGTGCGCAGCGCTGAAATCATTCCGTACAGCGTGGATGCGACGATTTTTCTTTACCCGGGGCCAGAAGCTGAGCCGGTGATGGAGGCGGCAAAAGCCAGCCTGCAGAAATATATCGCCAGCCAGACGAGGCTGGGGCGTGATATTCGCCGCAGTGCTATTTATGCCGCGCTGCATGTTGAAGGTGTGCAGCGTGTTGAACTGGCCTCGCCGCTCGCTGATGTGGTGCTGGATAAGACACAAGCCGCTTCATGTACGGAATGGAGCGTAACCAACGGGGGAACGGATGAATAGTCTGCTTCCTCCTGGTTCATCGCCGCTTGAGCGCCGACTGGCTCAGACCTGCAGCGGAATTTCCGATCTGCAGGTGCCGCTGCGGGATTTATGGAACCCGGCAACATGCCCGGTCAAGTTTCTGCCGTATCTGGCGTGGGCCTTTTCGGTTGATCGCTGGGACGAAGGATGGGCGGAGAGCGTGAAGCGCCGCGTGGTGCAGGATGCGTTCTATATCCATCAGCACAAGGGCACAACCAGCGCGGTGCGGCGTGTGGTGGAGCCGTTCGGCTTTCTGATCCGCATCATTGAATGGTGGCAGACCGGCGAGGCGCCGGGCACGTTTCGCCTGGATATTGGGGTGCAGGACCAGGGCATAACAGAGGAAACCTATCTGGAGCTGGAGCGCCTGATTGGTGATGCCAAACCCTGCAGTCGGCATCTGATCGGCATGTCCATAAACCTGCAGACGAGCGGACCATATTTTGTTGGGGCTGCCACTTATACCGGCGAAGAAATCACGATTTATCCGTACATCAACGAAACCATTATTTCCGGCGGCACCGCTTACGAGGGCGGCGCGGTCCATGTTATTGACACTGTGAGAGTGAACCCATGAGCGCAAAATTTTATACCCTCCTGACGGAGATCGGCGCGGCAAAACTGGCAAGCGCAGCCGCGCTTGGTGTCCCGCTGAAAATTACTAAGATGGCTGTGGGCGATGGCGGCGGGGTGCTGCCAACCCCTGACGCAAAGCAAACGGCCCTGGTTAACGAAAAACGCCGGGCTGACCTCAACATGCTGTATATCGATCCGCAGAACAGCAGCCAGATTATTGCTGAGCAGGTGATCCCCGAAACGGAGGGCGGTTGGTGGATTCGTGAGGTCGGGCTGTTTGACGATACCGGCGCGCTGATTGCGATCGGTAACTGCCCGGAGAGTTATAAGCCGCAGCTCGCAGAGGGAAGCGGCCGCACGCAGACGGTGCGCATGGTACTGATTACCAGCAGTACCGAAAACATTACCCTGAAAATTGACCCTGCAGTGGTGCTGGCAACCCGCAAATACGTGGATGACAAGGTGCTGGAGCTTAAGGTGTATGTGGATGACCTGATGGCAAAACACCTTGCCGCAGCGGACCCCCACACTCAGTACGCGCCCAAAGAGAGCCCGACGTTAACCGGCACGCCTAAAGCGCCAACGGCGCCGGCGGGGAATAACACAACCCAGATTGCCAACACGGCATTTGTGCAGGCGATTGCAGCGGCGTTAAACAGTGCGCTGGCGCTTAAGGCTCCGCTGGCAAGCCCTGGCCTGACCGGAACGCCGACGGCACCGACAGCTGCGCCGACGGCGAACAATACGCAGATTGCCAATACGGCCTTTGTTAAGTCAGCCATTGCGGAACTGGTGGCATCATCCCCGGCCGCACTGGATACCCTGAATGAACTGGCTGCTGCCCTGGGTAACGATCCGAACTTCGCCACCACCGTGACTAATGCCCTGGCTGGCAAGCAGCCGCTCAACAGCACTTTGACTGATCTGTCCGGGAAGTCAGTTGCGGGCATTCTCGAATACCTTGGT